GCTTTGATGCCTTCGCTCGTATTTGCCCACGTCTTGATTTCGCCCATTTCGTTCGGATGATCGTCGAGCTCTTCATCGACTGGCACGGTCGAAACCAGTGGGGGAATCTGCGCCATCGCCGCGTTCATCTTCTGTTTGGCCATTTCGACCATTGCCGGCGGAGTATCTTCCGGCGGGATATTCGCGGCGAAAGCTTTCTTGGCCTGATCGAGTTGCGGATTCGGCGAAGGTGGCGAGGTGAGCAGGATCATAATTTCCGATTGCTGCTTCGTGGCTGCGTCGGCCGCCGGCACAACCAGTTCCGGCAATCCCGTCTTGTCTTTAGCTATAGCTAAATTCCGCGGCACCGCGAGGATCCCCTGTAAAATGGGGTTCGCGGCCGCGGCAGTCATCAATTGCGTCCATACCGCGCGTTGCTGTACCCAGGATTCCGGGAAATTCTCGTCCGTATCCGGAAAGCACCTAACATTGCCCTTCAGATCTTCGGGATTGACCGTGAGGTGCTCTTTGATCCCGCCGGCGCCGGGAACTTCGCCGCTCATCGAAGAATTGCGGAATTTCGCAGCCGCGCCGACGGCTTGCCGGATGATGCGCGCGTAAGCGGCCTTGAGATTTCGCCACGTCAGTCCCACACGACCGAGCGCCTGATCGCGCTGGCTCGCGATCCCGCTGGCGGTGTCATTTGCGCCGGTATTGCCGCCGAAGAGTGCCGGGAAAGCGCCGCAAAGAAATTGCGAAAATTCCCCGAAAAGATTTTGGATGTACGTCAGCAAGCCCTCGGCCAGTTGGATCTGGGGCTCGACAAAGATGTTCGCGGCCATATCCTTGTCCGGCTTGCGCTTCATCTTGATGTACTGATTCGGACGCGATTGCAGTTCTTTCAAAGCTTCGAGATCGATGGCTTCGGAATCGACGAACTTCAGCGGCACGAGGTGCATGAAGGCATCGTGCACGTAGTCCATGCAATCGTTCAGTTTTTCCTGTAGCGGAATGATCGGACTGCCGAGCGCCGGGCGATGCGCTCCGTCGCCGGGCCGCGCATGGATGAGCGTCAAATGATCGTCGATCGAAGAGCGCCGGCATTCGACCACCGTCTTGCCGACCATCGAAACCATCGCGCCCGTCGGGAAAGTGTCGTACAGCCAATCGCGCTTCGGGCCTTCCTCGATCTCCGTGTAGAACGACGGCCGAAACCAGCCGAGCATTTCGGTGGCGTTGTAGGTCATCGCGTCGTTCGTCATGTTCGACGGACGCATCCCGGTCATAATCGAGGTGCGCGCGAGGCGTGCGTACTCGGTGTTGGCCGTAGGCGTCTGCATGGCTTGCAGTTCTTTGGCTTTGTCCGGGTACTTCGTGCGCATCCGCGTGATGTCGTATTCCTGCGAGATGAGCACGTAATCGCACCCGTGGATGTCCTTCGTCTGGATCGGAATCTTCGTTTCGAGCGCGCCGAGGCATTCGATAACTTCTTGGCCGCGCGGAACGCCGCGACCGAAGCTTTCTTCCCTGGCCGCCGGCTTGCCCGCCTCTTCCGGCAAGTACTTCAGTTCGTCTTCGAGCTCGGTTTGCTGTTCGTAGCCGAACCTCTGGCCGTCGATGACGTAGTGCGTATAGACGATCGAGCGGCCATCGGTCCATAGATACCGTGCAATGTCTTCCTGCAGCACGATCATGTTGTTCGCGCGTTCGATCAGCCGGCGCGCATCGTCAGAAGATTCCGCGGCCGAAACGTCGGCGGGATTCGTCGGATCGTCCGGCTCGAAGCGTACGCTTGGCGTGCCCGCGGTGAGTGCCGCGGTGATGGTGTCAGCGAACGCCAAATAAATATTTGTTTCGCGAGACTGGTCATCGTAGCTTTGTCCGCCGACGAGGATCAGTTGTGGAAGCACCCAAGCGCCGTTGCGGCCTGGCAGGAGAAACTGATTGCCGCGATAAAAGTAGCGCGCCTTCCAGGCGTCACGAATTTCCAGACGATAACTTGTGAGATCGCGTTGCGCGGCTTTGTCGGCGAGATCCGCGAGGATATGTTCTTTCTCTTCTTCGCTTAGTCCGCTTTCGTCTTCTTCCGAAAGATCCACGCGATCTTCGTCAGCGACCGCGTCGACTGGGCATAATTCTCCCGGCCGGAATTCGTCGACTTCTTGCTCGGTTGTTTCCTCAGCTTCGTGCTCAGGATCTTTCTCTAGGACGTCATCATCCGCCATGTTTTGCGGCCATATAAACGAGAGCTAGGCGGGCGCGTTGCCCGGTCACGCCCGGTGCGTGCTTTTTCTTTTCGGCGTAAGCGCGGGTACTCATTCCGTGGCGTTCGGCAGCGGCTTTGAAGACCCCTTTAGTGCCGCGACGCTTGATGCCTTCAGCGACGGGCTGCATCCATTTCTCAGCCATGTCTCTTCTCCCGGTAGCGCTGCGCCAGACCTTTCGGCAATACGCGTTCGCCGCGGTGTAGACGGTAGACGCCCGTTGCCGGGATGCGTCCGCCGTGCTTAAAGCCTTCGACGCGGTGCAGGGGCGCGTTTACGTTCGCGGCCATGTTTGCCAGATACGGATTGCCGCCACCACCGCCGCCGAGCTCGAAGCTCATTTTCTTTTTTTGTTCCTGCTGCGGGATGGTGCCGGCAGTATCGGTTGCCGGCAGCACTTGTTCGTCTTTGTGTACGCCGTAGTCTCCGGTAGAGGGAACGATGCCACCTTGTTGAAAGCTTCCCCCGATCGGGCCGTATCCGATCCTGGCCGATTGCGCTCCCGTCGGCGGCATCGCGGATGCCGCTTGCCTGCGTTGCTGTTCCGCGATGTTTTCTTGTAGTCCCTGCACAGCGTAGCGCGGATCCGTCTTCGAAGGGCCGCCGGCGAGGTTTTCCCAGGGCACGAGGCTCGGAGCTCGCGCCATCGTCGAACGCCAGTCGGCCGCTTCCGCTTGCCGCGTGCGCGCGGCGATGTCCTCGAATTGTCGACGTTTCAGTTCTTCATCGGTGGGCATGTTTCGCTCGTCGGTAGCTGCGCGCCAAAGATTTCTTTCCGGGATGCTCTTTGCGCAGATAGCTCATCTTGATGGCAAGCGCTTGCTGCTTGCTCTTCACGATCGGCCCGCCGGGACCGGAATGCAGCGTACCCTCGCGGAAATCTTTCATAATCTCAGACGCGGGCATTAGAGCAACTTATCCTTTACGCGGCGTTCGCGTTGTTTTTTGACTTTGTCCGGTTTCGTTTCTTCGTCGATAAAATTCATGGCGTCGTTCTGGGTGATGGCCACCGGAGCCGCATCCACTTTGAGATTGATGATGCGTCCGAGAAGAGTTTTTGCGCGATCCTCGAACCACACTTCACCCGGCGGTATGTCTGGATTCTCGACCGCCTGGAATGGATAGCCTTGAGCCATCAAGAGCGGAGCAATCTGCGGCCAGAGCTCGGAGCCCACTTGCGCGATTTCGGACTGCGGGAAACGGTGAAAGCCCATGCGCACGATTTCCTGGCTCAGAATCGCGCCGTTGGCATTAAGATTTTCGCCCTGGCTCATATTCGTTGCAGCAGGCACGCTGCTCCACCAGACCTTCGACTTTCGCGCACGGACTTGTCGCGTCGCTGGGCCGCGCCATGTGCTCGCACGCGACGCAATGGCTGTCACCATTGTCGGTATAGCCGGCTTCTTCTTTGCTGACTTTGGTGATGCGCCATTGGTGCTCGAGGCGCGTCGGATGCGGCACGCCGTTCACGTATAATCCGCAAACGCCCTTCGCGAGAATCGTGCCGTTCACTTCCACGCATTCGCCCGGCCGCGTGATGAACTTCCAGCAGGCGCCGCAGCGAGCGCCGGCGGCGCGATTGATGCTCTTAGGTTTGAAGTAGAGGACTGCGGCTTTCGAATCTTTCAATGCCATTCCACGCGAATTCCCGGCAAGACCAGCAAGTGCGCGGTGATGAGATGTCCGAAAAGTCTTTCGAGCACCACCAGATGCTCTTCCGGCTGCACGAAGACCATCTCCCAACCGCAATCGCACTTCATGGTCATCACACCGGCCACCGCCTGCGGCACAGGATCGAAGTCGATTCTGGGTGCCATAAGAAACGGGGGAGAGATTTGCGAGCGATCCCCCACGCTCATTTTTTCGCACGTATGTTTGAAAAAATATCTTTTAGCTCATGTATCCGACGCGACGTGTTCCCGTGGAACCGGATCCGGCGCCTTCCATGGCTTCGTGCTCTTCGGCGACCTGATAGTCGTCCTTGCCCATGTCGCCCATGTGGCCGGTGTCTTCGAGCGCTTCGGCACCGTGCGCGTGGGCGTCGGCGAGCGAATCGTGGTCCGCGTGATGGATGTAGCCATCTTCGTGGTGCGTCACGCTATGGTATTTGCCGTCGGGATGGCCGTCCGGCCGTGCATGCACGTGGTGGCTGCTCGCCGGCCCGTGTTCTCCGACGATGCTTTTGATTTCGTCGTGGCCGCTGGGTTCCCTCGCGCCGCCCGATTCTCCGCCGCCGCCTTTCGGCCGGGCTTGCTTTTTCTCTCCCGGTTTCTTGCCTTTGGCTTCATTGTAGCGGTCGACCATCTGGCGATTCCCGGAGATTTTTCCATCGAAAGTTTCAGAACCTCTCATACAGTTTCCTCCTGCACGTTCCAACCTTCATTCACGGCTTTTTCCTGTTCCACCGCGCTCAATTTAATCCATTTTTCTTTCAGATCGCGGAAGCTGATGTGCGCCGGCAAGGGAACACTTTGTGTGCTCCCTTGCGGTGGCGCGGAGCGCTGGGCGTACTCGCGCTGCGCGGGGATTGCGGCTGTCGTGGCGATACTCAATTCGAGCCGTTCGCACTTGCCTTCGAAAAACGCCAGGCGTTCGCGAAGGAATTCGAGATCGTCTTCGAGGCGTGCGACCAGTTTCCGGGCGTAGTCTACCCTGAAGACGCGCGCCTTGTGGCGCGTCTTCACATGAGCCTCCGTCCGCGCGGGATGGTGAAGGCAATATCGGAATCGCGCGGCTTTGCGGTGAGCTCGAGGTAGCGCAGATACTTCTGCGTGTTGCTCTGGATGCCCATGATTTCCCGCTGGAAAAGAACTTCGCGAGGCGTCTCCATGTGGCTCGCGTAGCTCATTACCCCATAGCGGAAGGACTCGCAAACGTCAAGAAACAAATCGTTGCCGGCGCTAGCGGCATCTTCGATGTTCTTCTCGTCGCGCATCAGTTTCGGGAGGGAATCGATCACGTCTGGACAATTGTCGAGGATCGCGACCCCGTCAGTATCCAAGAGCGTGTAACAAAGCCGCCAGCCGTCGACACGGCGGTTATTCGCTCGCTCGGGTCGAGGTAGGTCATATCGGACGAAGACATCACCCATCTTGTCAGCGATACTGTGGTGTTGATCGATCTTAGCGAAACGGTCGGGAGAGAGATAGATGGACCCGACATTGTCGCGCTTGTCCCCGCTGTAGTTAGCATTGCAAATCTTCTCCGCGATGAGCTCCTCGTTCATCTGCCGCATGACGAGTTGGCGGTAGCACAGTAGCACCGTTTTTTGCGCTTCGGGATCGAATTTCGTTTTGATGCGTACGCGCGTCCACCACAGCACGACGGTCGAGTGCTGGAAGCCCCAGTCAATGCTGATCCAGCGCGGCTGCCAGGTTTCAAAAGTGCAATCCTCGAATCTCTTTACGTGCCGCTCTGGATCCCAGTTCTGGAAAAACTGACCCGCCAGAATGTTCCAGTCGCCGGGAATCCAGGCGGCACGCAAGACCGGATCGACGATCGACTGCAGGCTCGAGATGTAGTTCTTGTCGTTGCGGTAGACGAAGTTGTCCTCGAACGTCGAGTGGATCGCCTCGTATTCGCCGGGCTCGTAGTTGATGGCCATCTCGCCGACGGGCTTCTTCGTGATCCACAAGGCCTTCACCCAGCCGGAGCCGCGGCCGTTCGGGTTCGTGCCACCGGCCATGCGTGCCCTGACGGCGTAGAACTTGCGATCGAGCTCGTACTGCTTGATGGGGCAGCGATTGCTGCCCTTCAGGAAATCCCACTGGCTGTAGTTGAACTGGGTGAGCTCTTCCCAGCCGATGAACACGAATTCGGCGCCCTGGTACTGCAGGAGATCCGCGTCGTTCGAAATGTGGCCGAAGAAAAGCTTCGAGCCGTTGCGAAACGTCACGATATGTCGGCTGCCGTTATAGCGCCAGTAGAAATGCCGCGGCACTTGCTTCGTGAACTGATCCTCGATGCCGCCCTTCTCCATGGCGGTAAGAGTTCTGCGGAGCAGGAGACAGTTCGCGCCGGGGATCAGCAGGCACTGGCCGATGGCCTCCCAGAGCAAGGCGGTGGACTTTCCGCCTCCGCGGCCGCCCTCGAGCAACGGGTAGCGCGCCTCGGATTCGTGGAACTTGCGCTGCACCGGCTGCGGCGTGTAGTACTTTTTGATCTCACTGAATTGGGACATGCCGCGTCACGATTTCGTTCAGCGCGAATTCGACGCCGCCGCCTGGAATGGCTTGCGGCATATCGTCCGGGTGGATCGGCGACTGCGCGGGCTTGCCGAACATGTACTGCGTGACGATGCGCAGCGCGTCCATCGAGATGGCTTCGTCTTTCGAATGCAACTTCTTCCACCACAGGGCCCTGAATTCGTCCTCGCTGATGAGCCCGTGAAGGATATTGCGAACCGACTGCTGCAGATGATTCGGTTGGCCCTTGACGCGTCCGCTGCCCGGAGGCCGCTTGTCGCCTTTTTGAAACAGTCTTTTTGGCATCCTGATTCTCCTGATTTACTAAGCGTAACGTCCGCAAGTCCAGTTCGGCTGCACGGGGGGATAGTCGGATTGGGCGGGAACACCCTGCACGAGCACCGGGGGGTTGTACATGCACACACTGCTAAAGGTTTGCGCCACTCCGGGAATCTTTATCATGTTCCCGGAGTGGTAAGCACAATTTGCACAAGTGCCGGAAATAGCGGGCGGAGCGCCCGCCCGCGGTTGCGCTTTCGGATCTTTAGAGCTTGAATTTAAAGTCACTGGGACCTCCTAGAATGGAGCCGCCGCTCGACGGCGGCAGCGCTGAAGCGGTCGTCTTCACGGCGATCAACGTGAATTCTCCGGTGCTGTTACTGACATTGGTCGAAAAAACTGCCGTGTACAATCCTGGTGTGGAAATGTTGCGATCGGTGAGGAGATCGCTGGTCCCGACTATCCTGCTCGTTGCGCCATCTTGCGGCGTCACCGTCACTCCACCGAGATCACTTCTTCCCGCGAGGATCAACCCCTCGTTTGTGTAGGAAACGGTGATTGGGCCGTAGCTCACATTCCCCGTGCCGATTTCCGTCCAATGATCGCTGCCAAGCACCGCATCGACAGGCGAAGAAGCGGCTTGCCCAGTATATTCAAAGATGAACATTGCCATCGTAGTGCTCACGGGAGAATGCCCGGTGACGGTAACGGCGCCGCCAGAGGGATTCGCGGCCCAGAACATTTGGGCCGGATTTCCGAAGGGTGCGCTCACATGCCCGAGGGGCGTCCACACGTTCGAGAGCGAATCTGTGACCGTGCAAGGATTGTTGAATGCGGTTGTTAAGACATGGGCAAAGAGCATCGATCCGGCGGTCGTGGAAGCGAACGGTCTGGCGATGCTGGTCACACCTGCATTAACAGCTTCCACCGTAAATTGTGCAAATGTGAGGGCCATTCAATCACAAGCAGCCTTTAAAGCTTGAATTTGAAATCACTCGAACCTCCCAGGAGTGAACCGCCAGAGGACGGCGGCAGCGCCGACGTCGTGCTTTTTACGGCCACCAGGGTGAGTTCTCCGCTGCAACCACTGACGTTGGTTGAAAAAGTTTCCGTGTACAATCCCGCAGTGGAAATGTTGCGATCGAGGAGCATCAAATTTGTCGGAGCCGATCTCACCGTTGCGCCATCTTGCGACGTGATCGTTACCGTGCCAGGATCGTTTCTTCCCGCGAGAATCAGCGTTTCGTTGCTGTAAGACGCGGTAACCGGCCCGAAGACCACATTCCCCACGCCGATTTCCGTAAAAACATTGCTGCCAACGACCGCATCGATGGGGGAAGAGGCGGCCTGCCCGGTGTATTCAAAGAGATAGATCGCCATGGTGGTGCTGACGGGAGAATGCGCAGTGACGGAAATACCTCCGCCACTAGGATTTGCAGCCCAGAACAATTGCGTTTGATTGCTACCAGGATGCACGGTCACATGCCCGAGGGGCGTCCACACATCGGAATTCGAGTCCGTGACCGTGCAGGGATTGTTGTCCGTGGTGGTCAGGACATGCGCGAAAAGGATCGATCCCGCGGTGGTGCCGACAAAACCCTGATTAACGCTGGTCACGCCTGAGGCTACGATTTCCAGTCGAACTTGTGCGAACGTGAGACCCATTCAGTTCCCGGCGTTGGTGCTCTGATAAATCTTGGCCCACAGCGTGGGAGAAGCGCCACCGGCGGCCGAGGTGACGTTGACGCGCACGAAGCGCGTGCCGATGGGCGCGGTTGCGAGCACGCTTCCGCTGGTCGTCGTTTGCGAGACCCCGGCTAACGCGTACTGGCCGTCCACATCGTCAATCGCGCATTCCAGTTGCAGCGCGATCGAGGCGGGCGCGCTCGGGCAGCCCCAGGCCCAACTGAGCCCGTAGCCGCCATCCGGCGCCAGTGCGAACTGCTGGAATTTCTGGACCGCGAGGGTTTCCGCAACGTCCGAAGGATTGAAGAGCACCTGGCCGCCATCCGGCGTGGTTGCCAGGTTCCCCGTGGTGGCGGGATAAGTGATGGTGCCGACGCCTTGCGTGTTGAGCGAGATCGCGGTGATCCCGACATTCGTCACATTCACCGGAGATCCGCCCGCCACCGTTCCGGTGACGGTTGCGAGCGCGCCCACGGCGGGAACATTCCCTTCGACCATTTTCACGCCGACGGTTGCGACGTTCGCGTTGACCGCCACGCTCGTGACATACATGCGCGCGGGTTGCTGGCCGACCGGAAAAGATCCCGCCGAGTAAGCTGGCAAGCCTGCAGTGATGCCGCGCCGCGGAGTCGTTGACGGAGGCGCGGTGGTATACGGTGGCATGTTAGATCCATCGCTTTCTGCCGCGAACCATGGAGATCATCGGTTGCTTGACCCCATATCTCCTGGCCAATTCTTTTTGCGGCGAATGTGATCGGCGGATCTTTTTGACATCCGCCCAAGTCAGTTTGTTGCTCGAACGGTTGCGCGACTGTTCCGCCATAGAACCCCAACGACAATTTCTCGGCGTGTAGTGGCCGTCATTGTTGCGGCGTTCCAGTGTCTTGCCCGCTGGCCGATCGCCCATGTCTTCGTAGAAATGCTTCCAACCTTCAGGACCGAGCCAGCGCGCACAAATAGTGATCCCGCGCTGGCCATGCCGTCGCGAGCTCGGATGGTTGAGATCCAGACAACGCTGCTTCATGGCGGCATAGGATCTATAAGCTTGGCAAGTTTCGAGTAAGCGCATCCGCGCATTTTACATCACTCGAATCTGTACCGGCCAGTAATCAGATCATATACTAGCCTCAACTGTGTAATAAGTGGTAATATGCATGGTGCCGTTGCCGGCGGCCAGATTGCCCGTCGCCTTCGAAATGGTGAACGGCGCGTTGTCTTCTGTCGGCGGATTCCCGGCCGTGCCGGTGATGCCGGTGCCTGCCGCAGCGGCCGCCCAGTCCACGACCTGTGTCCGACGGTTCGGGGCCACGGTCACGAGGAAGATCGCGTTACTGGCGAGCGCCACGGTCAAGCCACCGACGGCGAACGACACAGCGCCTCCAGCGTCCGTGTAAGCCGCCGAACCCGCGATCAGTCTCATAACAATCTTGTCGATGTTGAGAAACCACCCGGTCACGCCGGGCGCGGGAATCAGCGTGATCGCGCCGGTGAACATGGCCAGCAGTTGTGCGCTACTGAGCGTGACGTCGCTGACCTGAAAGCCGCAGGAACCTTGCGGACCGACGGCGTAGGCTGGGCCGTCCTGGCCGCCGACATACGTGGGATTGAGGATCGGATTTGT